GTATGTTGCGAATTCCGTTTTGTCTCTTTTTGACATATTTTTGAAATTTTGTAGTACGTTTTGTAGTACTACATTTAAAAAAACACTACAGAATGAGCAAAAAATACTACAGATGTTTTAAATAATACTACAACCAGAAATGGCGATATATACAATTAGACAATTTGCAGATGAGATTGGGAAAGAACCAAAACATGTTCATTCGTACATTGCCAGAAAGAAATTGATAAAGAATGGTGATAAGAAAATTGATACCTCAGAATTAATTAATGATGCATTCTTAAAAAAGTATTCTCAAAAGCTTGCTGCAAAAACTATTCTTAAACATGAGACACCGATTAATAGTGATGAAAGTGATGAAAAAGAAATCCCAAAACTAAAAGACACAAATGAATATTCACAGCTTGAATTACAAGAAAAGCAACTTCGGATTGAAAAGCTAAGACGTGAAGTTGATTTGAAGAATGAAGAATTAAGGAAAAAGAAAGGTGAAAGCATTGATTTGAATCCAGCTTTAACAATTGTTAAAACGTATTCTGTTAAACTGAAGAAGGAATTAGCAAATGGTGTTCAAATCTTAATTCAGGATATTTGCGCAAGGGAAGGTGTTGATCCAGGAAGGGCAGGTGAATACAAGCTAAAAGTGAATGATATTATTAATTCAAGCAATAAGACCAGTATTGAAGAACTGTTAAAACAATTTACAGATGGAACTTAATGATTTTGAAAAAGGATATTTAACATCGATAACGGAAAACGCTGTTTTTAGTATTACCAGAAATAAAGCATCTGGAAATTCTATCAAAAAAAGATACACGTATGATCCGATTATTCATTATAATTTTAAAGATGAATTAACTTTGATAAAAACTAGTGACTGTTTAAAGAAAATAAACATTTCACATTCTATTAAAAAAATATTAAATAAAAAAAGAATGCACTTTGAATATAGAATTGATATTGGAGGCATCTATAATGTGCATGGTTTAATTGAATATCTTGAAGTAATAGAAAATTTACAACGGCCAAATATTGTTTATAGATATACTAAGCTTAGAATAGAAAAATTAAAAATCAGTAAAAAAGCTAGATATGACATGCGTGAAATTGAATTGTACAATGAGCTTTTTAAAATAAACAATCCATTTTCTAATATTGAAAGAATTGAATGTAATGGATAGTATTCAAAAATTAATAGCTGCACTTGATAATGATCTGACTTATTTAACACCGGTTGAATGGGCCGAAAAGAATAGGGTATTAACACCAGACATAACAAATTGGCCTGGACCAATGAATTATTCAAGAACACCATACCTGAAAGAAATTGCTAATTCCATCATGCCAAATGATAGTGGGCAAATATTTGCAGTAATGAAAGGAAGTCAGATTGGTTTTTCTATTGGTGGTATTTTCACAATGATGGGTTGGGTAATTGGTGAAAGTCCTGCAAACATGTTATTCATGGTGAATAATGATGATGGATTAAAAAGAGCTATGCAGGGACCAGTAGACCAGATGATTAATAGTTCAGGCATTGCTAATTTGATCCGGGCAACAAATACAAGGGGAGGCAGGAACCAAAAGACAGGTGATACAACAAAGGGTAAAACATTTCCAAATGGTAATTTGTACACATGGTCAGGACAGGCAATTGGATCATTATCACAGATATCAGTTAAATATGGGTTTTATGATGAGCTTGAAAGATATCCTGTTGCAGATAAAAAGGCCGGTAGTTTAATTTCACTGATTGAAGAACGACACAAATCATTTGCTGATACAAGAAAGCTTTATTTCATATCTACACCTGAAATAAAACAAACATCCAACATTGAACCAATATATCTGAAAGGTGATCAACGTAAATATCATATACCATGCAGGTGTTGTGGTGAAATGATTAATTTGGAATGGCAAATAAACGTAGATCATTTAGATAAAAAAGCAGGTGTTTGTTTTGATCGAAAACCAAACGGTGAATTAATGCCGGAAACAGTTAGGTATGTTTGTCAAAAATGTGGCGATGCATTCCATAACACACATCTATATGATTGCTATGAATCGGATTTAGGACAATGGAAACCAACAGCAAAGCCAATAAGCTCAATTTATCGATCATATCATATCAGTGCACTATATGCGCCTGCCGGCATGTACAATTGGACTTACTACGCTCAAAAGTGGTGTGAAATACATCCAATTAATAAACCAACTGAAATTGAAGAACTAAAAACATTTATCAACCAATGTTTGGGGCAAACATGGGAATCTATTGCATCAGAAATTGAGATTAAACAATTGATGAAAAACACACGCAATTATGATATTGATATTGTTCCAACAGCATTATCACAGGAAGATGGAAATGGTAAAATTGTACTATTGACATGTGCAGTTGATTTAAATGGAAAAGAAGATGATGCCAGGTTAGATTATGAAATTGTTGGGTGGAGCAAATCAGGATCGAGTTATTCAATTGCCCATGGAAGTATTGGAACTTTTCAACGTTCCAAAACAGTCCGAAGTGGACAGGCAGAAAAATATGCAAAGAAAGATGAAGACCGTGTAAAATGGACTTACAGACATAATTATCCGAACAATGTGTGGGAAGTTTACGAAAAAGAAGTAATGGTGAAGATATTCCAAACGGATGATCAAAGCAGAAAATACAGGGTTGCATTTCATGGAATAGATACAGGACACTTTACCCATCATGCATATGCGTTTGTTACAAAACATAGAAATGTAGTTGGGTTAAAAGGAAAGGTTGATAATAAATACACAAAACATGATGCAGATAAATCATTCTTCAAAAAATCAACCACACAGGATAAATTGTATTTAGTTGAAGGTGATAGAATCAAAAGTGAATTAAATGGTCAAATTCAATTAGTTTGGAATGAAGATTTGGCAATTGATCAACCTGATGGTTTTATGAATTTCCCAAATCCTGATGGCGAAAGGTATATGTTAAAATCATACTTTAACCATTACGAAGGTGAAAAAATGGAAGCAGAAATGAATGCTGCAGGAACTTCTGTTGGTTTCCGGTGGGTAAAAAAACATTCAAGCTCTGTTAATCACTTCTTTGATTGTAGAGTTTACAATATGTGTATCAAATACATTTTTACTGAAATAGTATGCAAGTCTGCAAAGGTCCCTGTTAGTTGGGTTAACTTTATGGCGCTATTCAATAAATAATTGTACATTACATACTCTAAAAATGCTGTAAAGTATAAAACAAACAAAATCGTTGCTTATGAATAAACTTTAAAAGGCAGATTGTAATTCCATTATTTTTTTCTTTAAGTATTTAGCCCTGATAATAATCGGGGCTTTTTGTTTATAAAATTTCATAACTTTGAAAAAAACAACACTATGGCTATATACTCAACGTGTATTGAATACATTAGATGTTCCACCAATACAAACGATAAGATTAAACGAATTAATGCAGTCATTGAAGCACTGGAAGATTCAATGTTAGAAGGTGCATTAAAAGCGAATATTGAAGAATATTCATTGGATGATGGGCAAACCAAAATTAAAACTGTATTTAGAGACATTAACACAATTGAAGATTCAATTGTTGCATTAATAAGAAGGCGAACAAGTTTAATTAATTCATGTATTGGGCATAGATACGGCTTGATGGATGGTAAAAACATAATATAATGGGACTACTTGAATATTTTAATTTTCCATTTGGAAATAAAGAAAAGGATGATTGGAGCGAAAGAGCCGCCAAAGCTGCAACATACGAAAACGAAGTAAAATCACAGTATAGGAATACGGAATATCAAATAATAGAAACAATTTTCGATGGTGAAAAAACTGAAGGTGGATTAGGTGCACCGCTTGCTTATTTACCAGATTACACCGCGTTATCATACCGAAGTTGGAAAGCATTTACTGACAGTGATTTGGCGCAAATACTTGTTAAGGCCACTGTTAATTGGGTGATTGGTTCCGGTTTAAAATTACAATCAGAACCAAATGAAGCTGTAATTGATTCTGAAGGTTTTGATTTTAATAGGAATGAATTTACAAAACAGGTTGAAGATAGGTTTAGATTGTATGCAAGAACAAATAGTGCATCATATTCAAATATGGATAACTACAATAAAACACAAAGGACTGCATATTTTAATGCAATTGTTGGTGGTGATGTATTGTGCATCCTTAGAGTTAAAGATGGTTTACCAAACGTTCAATTAATTGATGGTATTTTTGTTCAAACACCTGGATTTGATGAAGTAGAAGCAGCAAAAGCCAGAAATAACGAAATCATTCATGGTGTTGAAGTTAATAACAAAGGAACGCATGTTGCTTTTTACGTTCCAAAAAAAGGGGGCGGTCATACTAGAATAGAGGCATTTGGAAAAAATACAAAACGACCAACAGCGTTTTTATTATATGGTACTGAATATAGAATTGATTCAGTTAGAGGTTTGCCATTATTATCTGCAGTATTGGAGAAAATAACAAAACTTGATCGATATAATGAAGCAGTTGTTGCTGGCGCAGAAGAATCTGCAAAGGTGCCTTGGTTTTTTGAACATAAAGAATTCTCAACAGGTTTAAATCCTGATTTAGGACATGTTACAAACATGTTAAGTGACCCTGAAAGCCAAACATCTGAAAGTCGTGAAACTGTAGACATGACGGAACAGGGCACCATTATAAAAAAAACCTACGAGAAACAACCGATAAACATGCCAATTGGGGCAACAATTAAGAAATTAGAAAGTGGAATGGCAAAAGATCAAGATGTCTTTACAACTGGAAATTTCATTTATATTAGTGCAGCCTTGGAAACACCATATGAAGTTGCATTGATGAAATATGTTAATAGTTTTTCATCATCAAGAATGGCATCACAATCATATTTAACTATCCTAAAGATTAAAAGATCATTATTTAATGATGCATATAATAATAAGTTCTTTGAATTGTTTTTGGATCTTCAAATACTAACTGACAAAATAAAGGCGGATGGTTATTTTTCAGCAAAGAATAAGAATGATGTAATTTTATTGCAAGCTTATAGAAATGCACGTTTCACAGGTCATGGTGTACCACAGGCAGACCCAAACAGAGAGGTTAACGCAGAAGTAACAAAAATTGCAAATAATTTATCTACACATGAAGCATCAATTGAAAGATTGGATGGTAATGATTTTGACACTACAGTAAGAAAGCTTGGAAAGGAACATGAATTGATAGATGAAGTAATGCCAAAAGAAGAACAAAATACAGAGGGGGCCGATTAGCCCCTTTTTTTTATCTCATTTTTTAATAAATCTAATTCATCATCATCCAATTCATCCAGGTATTGTGTGATGTTTTGCTTTTTGTATGAATTATTTTTCATTCTTAGTGCTGATTGGATCCAATAACTTCTGGAAGCACCATCCATTTTTCTTAATTTTTCCATTTCGTTCCAAAGGTCTGTATCCATGGAAGCTGCAGTTGTTATTGTCCCCATAAAAAAAGTGTTTTAACAAAGATAATATAAATCATTTATAACTAAAAAGATAATTCTCAACCAATAAACGCCCCTTAGACTTAATTTTGATACGAAATAAGAGCATAATAACATGGATATAAAGTTAGCTAGGGAAGTTTACGGAAGTGTGTGGATGGTGGACCATTTGACGTTTACGCAGTATTCACAAATGTTAAGTTACTTTTCAAACGGTGGTAAATTTGAAAAGCCAGAAGTTATTGGAAATGTTTTTGGAGTAATTCAACAGGACCAGGTATTTAAGGCAGGACGCATTAAAAGGATGGATGCTGTACCTGCAGGAACCATTGCCCAATACAATTTTGATTCAGTAATAACCAAAAACGGCGGCATGTCGCATAATGGTACAAAAACAATTGCTGAACAATTCATTGAAATGGAATCAAATGAAAATGTTATTGGTCACATTTTTAAGATTGAAAGCGGTGGTGGATCTGCAAATGCTATTAAATACATTCGTGAAGTATCAGCCAAAACGAAAAGAAAAAAACCATTAGTTGTTTTTGCTGAAGATGTGATGGCAAGTGCTGCAATGTATATTGCAAGTGATGCAGATTATATTATTGCAGGTTCAAATGATGCAATGGTTGGTTCAATTGGTACAATGATACAATTGGATGGTTACAAAAGCGGAACTGAAGACAAAAATGGGAAAAGACATTTAAGAATTTACGCAAGTCAATCCATCAATAAAAATGCTGAATTTGAAAAGGCAATAAATGATTATAACTATGATCTGATAAAAGAAAAAATATTAGATCCATTGGCATCTGAGTTTATTGCAGACATGGAGGCAAATAGGCCAAAAATCACAGCTACCCAAAAAACTGGTGCAATATTCAGAGCAGAAGAAGTTGTTGGAACATTAATTGATGAAATCGGATCATTTTCAATTGCAATTGATAAGGTTCATGAATTAGCATCACAAACAAGTAATTCAAACAGCCCTAAAGGGGTAATTAATAATTTAAATTCTAAACAAATGGATTTAGCAAAATTAAAAGCTGAACACCCGGCAGTATATCAAGCGGCGAAAACCGAAGGTATTAACCAAGGAACAACACAGGAGCGTGAACGTGTTGAAGCATGGGCAGTTTACAATGAAGTCAATCCTGAAAAGGTTAAGGCCGGTATTGAAAGCGGAAAACCAATGTCAGCAAAAGACATGGCAGAAATGAATTTACAGATTGCTAAAGGTGGTCAGGTAGAAGCAATTGAAAAAGAAAACCCAGAAGGCACAGCAAAGCCTGTTGAAGCTAAGACTGAAGCAGAAATTAAAGCTGCAAAACAAAAAGAAGAAATGGACAACCTTTTCAAAAAGGAGGATAACTAATGAAAAGAGAAGTTACATTAAGGGATGAAACCCGAAATCAAGCAACGTTTGACTATTTGTTGAAAAAGTTGCTGTTAGGCAAGTATACCACGCGACGCATTGATTATGCAAACATATCAGGAGCATTAGAAACTGTTGTGTCAGGCACTGTGATGGGTAGAGTTGACACCACACAAAAACTGGTTCCTATGGTTTCAACAGCAACAGATGGTTCACAAGAGCCAGTTGCAATATTACTTGATGAATTAACTGATATTGGCATTGCAGCAACTGTTGATCAGGTGTTGGTTTGTGATGGTGGTGAGCTTGATAAGGCAAATATTGTTTTTCAAAATGGTACTGATACACTTGACACTGTAATTACAGCAACTTCTGGTGCTAAAAAAACAGTGGCGGACTTTCTAATTCAAAATGGTAATAGTTTTGAATTTCTTACAGTTAATGATGCATCTGAATTTGACAACTAATAATTTATAAAATGAGTATATTCGATTTAACTTATGCATTTCAAGAATTCTCATCGAGAGTTGTTCAAATGGTAGATATTAAACCCAAAGTTGATGTGGGTTTTTTAAACTTTTTCGGCCAACGAGTTGAAAAAACGAAAGGGTTTAACTTCTTTGTAAGAAGGCAAAACCGAGATGTTGCTGTTGATATTAATCCTTACGAAAGAGGAAATATCAATTCTTTAAATAAAAGCACCAATAAGTTCTTCATTCCACCAACATATGATGAGAGCGTTGTTTATTCTGCATTTGATGAATTCAACACAATCATGGGTGCCACGGATAGCCGTGTTGACGGCGAAATTTATAGGCAATTAGTTGAAAAAACGGCTGCAGAAATGCAATTGTCATTAGATAAAATTGCCAGGCGAGAAGAATTGCAGCGTTCACAAGCTTTATTAGATGGCATTGTTACATTAAAAAATGGTGACAATATTGTATTTAATCGTAAGGCAGCTTTATTGGTAGCTTACAATGCATCATTTGGATGGGATGTTGAAACAGTTAATCCTGAAGCAATATTGATAACTTTGATTGAAAACATGATTAAAGAAGGATCTATTGATGCAACAACACCATTAAATGTAATTGTTGGTTCTGAAGCGTGGTCTGCATTTAAAACAAATCCGATAAGACAGAAAGAAGGTGATATCAAAGATCAAACCTTTATGTCATTATCAACTGGTGCCACAATGAGAGGATTAACACCACAGGGTTCTTATGCGGCTGGTAACTATCGTGTTAATTTTTGGGGTTATACTGGATATTTTGATGATCCTGATAATTCAGGCTTAACAACTCCATACATGCACCCAAAAAAGATTGTTGTATTACCAAATACTGTTCCTTTTGAAATGGTTTATTGTGGAACAAAAGGGTGGTCTGATGGTGATGGTTTAACAAAAAATGCAAGACCAAGAATTATCAAGGGCGCACGTAATTTCTATAAGGTTAGAAATATACGTGAAGTTTCTGAAGAAATGGGTGTTAGGTCTGCAGTTGTTGCATCACTAAGAGAAGTTGACAGTGTTGGAACAGCACAAGTTGTTGAATCTTAAAAATTGAACTATGAAAAAAGGCATAGTAATCGCATTAACATTAAGTCATAAAAACGGAAATAATATTTTACGTGATGGCGATAAGGTCACAGAAAATGATGTTGTAAATTTTGATCATCTTGTTAAGAAAGGTTTTATTGAGGTAGAAGGCAAACCATCAGATTCTGATGATGATGTTCCAAACATGACTTGGCTCAAAGATGATTTGAAGGCTAAATGCGATGAGCTTAAAATCACATATGAATCTTCTGATAATAAAGAAGATTTATTGGAAAAGATTGAATGTGTTTTAAATCCTGAATAATGGGATCAATCAAAGATTTGGCAATAGCTAATGCAAGGGAAATACTTAATGGTGGGTTCAGTGATGAGCTCACCATTAAGCCAAAAAACTTGGATCCTGTAACAATTAACGGATTAACCACAAGGCATAGCCAAGGATTTGACTCTGAAGGATTACCAACAATTGGTGATAATGCACACTGTTCTTTTTCAGAAAAAGATTTAAACGACTTAGGCATTACAACAAGGGATGCAAAAGGTAATTTGAATATTAAAGATTGGAAAGTTTCATTTCCTGATGCAATTTCAGTTAGTGATTATAGGATAAGTGAAACAATGCCTGATAATACATTAGGTTTAATTAGGGTAATACTTTCGATTATATGAGCTTTATACAGGGGATAATTGAAGAAGCAAATTTTGAATTGATCAGATCTAGAATTGCATCTATATTGACAGATGAATTTGCAAATCAGATTGCATTAAATCAAACAGCTTTAAATGCTGAATTAGCAAAGCCAACACCAGATCCTGTTATTGTTGCACAATTAGAATTGAATTTATCAGCATTACCATCAAAAGTTTGGGAAGAAAGATTCAGAAGGCCGGAACCGAATGAATATTCAGAAGAACCATTGGTTAATGTCATTTTCACAAACTCACCATTGAATGAATTATCAAGTGTTTCTAGCCAAATAGGTGATTGTGTTTATCCGATTGAGGTATATGCAGGATCCAAAGCAGCAGAAAACGAAGATGATTTGCCTGGTGATCAAGTTGCATCAATTAAGCTTCAAAGATGTTTGGCAATTATTAGAGCTATTATCATGAATCCAAATTATCAAAGTTTAGGATTTGATTATAAAACTAGTCCTGTTGGAAAAGTTAATGCTAATAGTTTGCAAATAGGTCAACCGGATGATGGTGGTGACAATGCACAGAATGGGATCAGAGGACAGATAAATATTCAGGTTAAGATATCAGAAACAGTTGAACAAATTACAGGTGGATCTTTAACCCTTAGTGAAACCACTTTCAAACTGTTTGATTCAGAAAAGGGTTATTATTGGACTAACGAATCAAATTAATTATGGCAGCAATAAGCACATCAGTAGATTTGAACAGGGTATCAGCTATAGTTGGTTATGAAATACAAGCCACATTAGAAGGTATTAAAGCGGGTAATTTACCGCAAAGAATCGGAGTTTTGGCAGAAGCCAATTCATTAAACCAGTCAGGATTACCAAATTCATTAAACTTTACTACTTCAAAAGAAGTTGGTGAAATAATGGGTTATGGTTCACCGGCATATCAGATTGCACGGATATTAAGACCAATATCTGGTGATTTGCTTGGTGGTATTCCTACGGTTATTTATCCAGTTGTTGAAGATGGTACGCCAACGGTTACAACATCAACAATAGCCATCACTGGCACTGCATCCAAAACAGCAACACACAAATTGATTATCAACGGACGCGAACAGGTTGATGGTGCAAATTATTCTTTTGTTGTTGAAAAGGATGATGCACCTGCAGCAGTTGCACAAAAGATAATTGATACAGTTAATGCAGTACTAGGTGCACCAGCAATTGGAACTTTGTCAACAAATGATGCTGTATTAACCTCAAAATGGAAAGGTTTAACATCTGCAGAATTGAATGTTGTAATTGACCAACAAGGAGAGGCAGCAGGTTTAGATTATGCAGTTGTTAATGTTGATGGTGCCGGAACACCTTCAATTGCAACAGCACTTGGAAATCTTGGTGATGAATGGACTACATTGTTAATAAATGCAATTGGTACGGACACAACAACACTTGATGCACTTGAAGGTGTCAATGGTGATCCAAATGCCAAAACAGGACGATATGAACCAACATTCTTTAAACCTTTTGTTGCTTTGGTTGGGTCCACATTAAGCACGTTAACCGGATTAACTGCAATCACAGATGCAAGAAAATCAGAAGTAACAAATGCAATTTGCCCTGCACCAAATTCAACTGGATTTAGTTTCGAGGCACCAGCAAATGTTGCATTCATTTATGGTAAGATTGCACAGGATACACCGCAATCAGATCCAATTAATCAATTGTATCCTGATATGCCAACACCAGATGATATTGGTGAATTTTCAGATCCGTCAAAGCGTGATCAATTGGTTAAAGTCGGATCATCAACTGTAAAGATTAATTCAAGCCGTTATCAAATTGTTGATTTAGTTACAACTTATCATCCAGATGAAGAACCAGCTACAGCAACATTGTTTAGATGGGTTCGTGATTTGGTTGGATTAGATTGGAACATTAAATACTCTTATTCATTAGAGGAAGAAATTTTTGTTGTTGGTAAAACAATAATTCCAAATGGAAAAACTGTTTCAGCAGCGAACACAATTTCACCAGACAGATGGAAAGCAAGGTTGAATGGTTTAGCTGATGAATTAGAAGATCGTGCATTAATTGCAGATGCAAAATTCATGAAGGAATCATTACAGGTGCAAATAGGTGAATCAAATCCAAATAGATTTGAAACAACCTTTAAGGCTCAAAGAACAGGCATTGCACGTGTACTTGCAACCACTAATCAAACATTATTTAAATTTGGAGGATAAGAGCTATGATAAAAGCAGGTGATTTAAAAGAATTATCATGTGAACATACTGAACTTGGTTCAAGAGTATTCGAGCCAAAAAGCGGTGAAGATCATAACATGATGCCCGGAGGTTTTAAACAAAATGATGATGATGGTAACATTACATCAGCAGGGCAGCGAATAGGACAACAAAACCGTTATCCTTGGTCGTTAGAACCAACAATTGGAGCAATTGAAGGTGATATTGATTACTTACAAGCATGTTCTGAAAGCTCATTGGAGGGCCAATGGACAGCAGTATTCGCCAATGGTGAGACGCGCACCGGTCGCGGAATGCCTGTTGGAGATTTGACGGAAAACAGAAACGCAGGTTCAATTGGCTTTAAATTGGCCGGATCTGGAAGATTTGAATTAATTTAATACAATTACCCCATGGAAAAACAGTTGATTAATAAACAGAATGAATTGCCAAAAGGAGCTGTGATGGCAAAAGAAGTTGCTGAAAAAGAATTAGAAGCGTGGTTTGATTATAGACGCGTAAAAGAAAAGGTACGTAATAACCCTGATGAAAATTTGGGTTATGACGTTACCAGAGAAGCTTTAGTTGATGGATTTATGTATGGTTTTTTAAGGTTTGATTCAGAAACAGGTGTTTTAATACAGTCATTAGAATGGCCTGTTGAAAATGAATCAAAAGAAGTGATATTAAAAGAGTTAAATTGGAAGCCACGCATTAAAGAGCGCGAATTAACAGAACCAATGAAGGGTGTGAAAGCAACGGATACTAATGGACGTATGAAAGCATATATTTCAGCTTATACTGGCGTAGTAAAAACAAAGCTTGGTGCATTGGATTTGGCTTCAGATTACGCATTGGCACAGTCAATTAATACATATTTTTTGCTATAGAGAGATATGAACTTGATAATGTTAGGGCTGTTATTGGCTTGCAAATGCACATGACGCCCTGGCAAATATCAAATTTATATCTTGATGATCTGGATATGTATGGCATCTATTGGTGGGCATCTAAAATAGATGAAGAAAATTCTAAAATTAAACCTAAAAAATAAATTCTGATATGGGTGCAACATATACAGCATCAGCAGTATTTAAGGCCGTAGACAAAGTGAGTGGCATTATGTCCAAAATGTCACGTTCAACACAGTCATTTGCAAAAAGATCCGAATTAGCTTTTGCACGCATTGAAATGCAATCCAGAAGGCTAACGAAGCGATTTAACAAATTAACAGGTGTTGTTGGGAAACTTGGTTTAGGCTTTGGTGCATTAATGATTGCACAACAGATTGCAATAGCAAACACAGAACTTGATGCAAGCCTTGCAAGCTTATCAGCCATAACAGGAAAAACTGGTGAACAATTTGTTGCATTTGAAAAACAAGTTGACGCCGTTTCAAAATCACAAAAAGCCTTTGCAGGAGACACTGCAAAGGCTTTTGAGGTTGTGGCAAGTGCACAGCCAATACTACTTGAAAATGCTGATGCTTTAGGAAAAGTAACAGAAGCTTCATTGATATTGGCAAAAGCATCAGGTGATGAACTTGCACAATCAGCTTTATCATTAACCGGTGTAATGAACCAGTTCAATCTGGAAGCAAAAGATTCATCAAGGGTAATGAATGTGTTAGCTGCAGGATCTGTTGCAGGTTCTGCAAATATTTCAAACGTTGCTGCATCAATGAAAAACTTCGGTGCTGTTGCAAATGCTGCAAATATATCTGTTGAAAAATCCGTTGCATTAGTTGAAGTAATGGGATCCAAATCAATCTTCGCTGAAGAAGCAGGAACAAAACTACGCGGTGCAATTTTAAAACTTCAAAAAGCTGGCGTTGGTTATGAAAGTGGATTATTCAACATTAATGATGCATTGACAGAAGCAAAAAGCAAACTTGATACTTTTGCAACTGCACAACAAAAAGATGCTTTTCTATTAAAAACATTTGGGGCTCAGAATATAACAACAGGTCAGATATTATTAGGCAACATTGCAAAGTTTGAAAGTTTAACAAAAGCAGTTACAGGAACAAATACAGCATTTGAACAAGCTGATATAAAATCAAACACATTGCAGAATCGATTAACTGAAGTGCAATCTGCATTTAAAAATGCTGTAACATCTACCAATTCAGAAAATCAAGCATTAGAAAGTTTAAAAAAGATATTAGTGTTGGTTGCTGATAATATGGATAAAATAATTGCTACTGTAATATTGGCTGTAAAAGCGTTTGTTTTATACAAAGCTGTTGTTATAGGTGCGATTGTTGCGCAAAAAGCACTATTAGCAGTAATTGCAATTGCAAAGTTTGCAAAGTTTATAAAAATCATCATGCTGATGGCTAAGGCTAAAGGAATATGGACGGCTGCACAATGGGCGTTAAATGTTGCTTTAAATGCAAATCCAATTGGTTTAATTATAATTGCAATTGCAGCTTTGATTGGTATTGTGATATTAGTTATTAAGAAGTGGGAAACATGGGGTGGTGTTATATCATTAATGATGGGGCCGTTGGGATTTGTCATTTCATTAATACAATCATTCAGGAAAAATTGGGATTTAGTAAAGGCATCATTTTCACAAGGTGGAATGTTAAAGGGATTAATAACAATTGGAAAAGTGATACTAGATGCAATCTTACTTCCTATTCAAAAAGTGCTGGAATTACTTGGAAAAATACCGGGCTTAGATATTGCATCAACCGGGGCGCAAAACATTGAAGCTTTTAGGAATCGATTGTTTGAACAAGAAAGAGCATTAACGGGTGATCAGGAAGGATTGCAAACAACAAATGCAACAGTTGCACAGGAAAACATTAAAAGAGAAGAACGGATAAGCAAGCAAACAGCAACGCTGAATATTAATAATAACACTGGATTGAATACATCACTGGATAATCCACAAGGTGCAGCAATTCAACTATCAACAACAAACTGATATGCTAAACAATACTTTATTTGAAGATGGTAATGGGGGTCAATTGGTATTGCGAAACAATGAAATTTTGCAAACAAGATCGCTTGCAACGCTTGCATATATTTTAATGTTTGGCGGAAATGTCAATGCAAGTACACAAAAGGAAAATGCACCAGGTGAATTAAAGTATGATTGGTGGGGCAATGATCCTAATTTACCTTCAGAGACATGGATTAATTCAAAAACAGAAAAAACATTAAGGGGGATTGAATTAACAAGCAGCACAAGGTTTACGATTCAACAAGCTGTTCAAGATGATATTGCATCATTAAGTCAATATGGTGAAACAAGTGTTGATGTATCTTTTGTATCTTTGAATAGAGTGAAAATAGTTATTACAATATCAGAACCAAGTATTGTTAATGATAGTCGCTTAACACTTGTTTGGGATGCAACGAGAAATGAAATAATTGAAAAAAACATACTATAATGGGTGTACAAATTCCAACATTACAAGAATTAACAGATCAGATTTTAAATGATATTGCAACAGAATTTGATGTTGATGTTTCTGAATTGGGCACAACTTACACTGTACCTGCAAAAGTGCAAGCTGCATTAATATATCAACAATATTTAGCATTAAGTGGTGTTCAGAAAAATATCTTCTATGATCTGGCTGAAGAATCAGTGTTGATAAGATACGGTGAAATAATACTTGGAAGAAGACCAGCACCTGCAGAAGCTGGTGAATACAATGTTGAAGTTACCGGGCAAGTTGGCGCCACTATTCCTGCAGGTACGCAATTCAGGGCCAACGATGATACATTGGCGGCTGGTGCATTGTTTATTGTGGATTCTGATTTTGAATTGTTATCAACAACTGACACATTATCAATACGCGCATTAGAAGCAGGTACAGATTCAGCATTGGTTGTTGACAATGAATTAACAGCAACGGCACCAATTGTTAATGTGAATAGTGAAGTAATAGTTACATTAATCACAAAAACACCAGTTGCTGCAGAATCGATTAGTAATTACAGAGCAGATGTTATTGAACAGGCACAAATTGAACCACAGGGTGGAAGCCCTGGTGATTATCGTTTATGGTGTTCAGAAATACCAGAAATAAGAAATTCATTTGCCTATGCAAAGTTTGGAAGTCCTGGTGATATTGAAATTTACATTGAAGCAACAGCAGAAAACACAGCACCAGCAGAAATAAGAGGTGTACCAACACAGGCAACTATTGATGAAGTTTATTTGAATAATGGTGTGGATCCGGAAAGCGGAATTGTTGTAATTAATCCAATAACAGGAAAAGGAAGAAAGCCAATAGGCGTATTTACAATTAATCCATTACCAGTTAACCCAATTAAAGTTGATTTAAAATTCACTGATTTATCAGATGAATCTATTGCACCAACAATAAGAACAACAGTTGATGCATTGTTGTATGAAATAAGGCCATTTGTTGCGGGTGCTGATTTAGCAATTAATAAAAATGATACTTTAACAATTGGGCAAATTATCGCTGCAGTAATAACGGTGTTAGCTGGAACAGGTATCACATACACAAATTTATTAATGGATGTTGATGGAACTGAGGTTTCAATTTTTCAGTTTTTATTAGGCAATTACCCATATTTAGGTGAAATTAGAAATAACGGAAATCCAATATAATGGTTGATGTAAGTAAGCAAATAAAAGAACTAAACAAACAACTTTACCCAACAGGCCGTGCATGGGGTTATGTTCATGGATCGGAACAATCCGAAACTATTGTAACACGTTTCGTTGATGGGATAGGCAATCCGTTCGTTGATGGGTTGGGCAATGCTTTTATTCAAACATTTGGATCAGAAGCATCACCATCAAAAAGATTGGTCAATGCATTTCTAAAATCACATGAAAGATACTATGTTGATTTGCTTTCATTACTAAATGAGCTATTAGCAGATAATGATGGCTTTGATGCTATTGATGCTAGTAATTGGGAAAGAGTGTTTGGTTTAATTTCAACAGGCTTAACATTAGATGAACGTAAAGCGAATATATTAAGAAGACAAGCATATCCATCAGGCGTTGAAGAACGTGGTAATTATTTATTAATCCAGGATGAATTGCAAAAAGCAGGATTTAATGTTTACCTAACAGAAAACAGATTTGCAGACGGTGCAGGATGGGAAGTACAAACACCAACTTTGCCATTTACACTTTGTGCTAATTACATTGATGAATCATTAGATGCAACTTATTTTGACAACATTTTTTCATCATCAGAAATGGGTATTGCAGAAAGTGGTGTTGCAGAAATGGAATTTTTGGAACAACCACCAACAGACATTCAACTACGACAAACATTTTTCATTGGGGGGTCATCTTTTCCTAGTACTGTAAATGTAGCATTAGTAAGAAAGGATGAATTCAGACAATTAATATTAAAATTAAAGCCGGCTCAAACAGTGGCATATTTGTATGTAAATTATATTTAAACGATATGAGAAAATTAACAGCTGCACAAAACGTTAATGCACCGAATGCTGATTATCCAAAAGGAAGAAGCAGAGATAAAACAGTAACCGAACCTGGTACAATATTTTCGGAAATATTGGCCGGTGATATTATTCAATTTTTTCAAAAATTGATAATAAGCGCATCAATAACAGAAAATGATTTACCTGATAATGTTACGAACGGGTATCAATTATTTGAAGCTTTGGTATATGCTATAAATGAGAATTTAAATGATAGCGGATGGATTGACTTATTGCCCAGCGAAAAAGTCAACATGGTAGACGGCAAAGCAAAGCAAGTTGGAAAGGTGATAACTATAAAAGCCACATTTGATGTTACAGATCCAACAGGTGGAAGTATTACAATTTTTACATTGCCAGAAGGTATTGATGCGCCTATTATTGATGGAGTTGGAATACCTGGCTCAGCAGTTCAACAACAACAACTTGGTTCACCTGTACCGCCTGTTGTAGTTAGAGCAAACAGTGATGGATCTTTAAGAGCAGTTCAAATTGAGGATTTTGTAACTGCAAAGACATACGGTTTATTTATAACATATGTTGTATAGATATGATAATAAGGAATAAATATATACCATTTAAAGGTTTTGATAGGATTGCAATTTATCCTTTCATATTCATCAAAACTAATTGTGTTTTAACTAATGAAAAGTTAAGGCATGAATTAATACATATAGAACAGCAGAAAGAAATGATTGCATTAGGGGTTTTAATGGCTGTTTTATTGACTTTACTATTTGGATTCAATTACTGGTATGTATTAATAGCTTTAGGCTTGTTTTATGGGGTCTATATTGTTAATTGGGTATTTGAATTGATTAAGATTCCATTTGAAGATAAAGAAGCATACAAAGATCTGTTATTTGAAAAGGAAGCAAAGCAGAATGAGAAAAACATTAATTACTTGAAGAATCGAACCCGCTTCGCGTGGATAAAATACATTTGATATGTTAGATCAAGAATTATTTGATGGTGAAGTAAGAACAACAATTGATGATGATGAAAATTTATCATTCAGACGTGCAAATCCTGCATCACCTGGAAGCCGTGTAATATCATGGGCAAATTTTAAAAATTTATTAAGAACTTTATTTGTTGATAAATCCACGGATCAAATCATAGATGGTGAAAAAACATTCAACACATCACCAAAGGTGCCGGATCCAACTGAAGATTTGGGTTCAGTAAATTTAAGAACATTAAATGCTGCAGCCGCAAACACAGGACAGAAGGCGGACATATCAACCGGTGTTGTTTTTGGCGGCGAAATATCATTAAATGTAGATCCAACAAAAATAGATATTGAAGCCGGTGAAGCTTATGTTGTTAATTCATATACAAACCCACAAAACACGACATTTGTAAAATTAACATGGGCAAAACAGATTGGTATTTCAATAACTAATATTAATACTCAATTAATTACTTACATATGTGTTAAAGATGATGGGACCGGGAACCCTGAATTTCTGCAATCACCATCAACACAAACAACCATTGAAAGCAGATCCGTTGTAGAATTGGGTTTAGCTGTTCATGATAATTTATCAACAGTTTCAAAAGTCACATCCTTTGCAAATAGGACAAAGGATATTGATTTAAAAATATTAGATTTTAGCGTTGCTTTTGGCCGTATTAATGTGCAGGGTGGAAATGAATACACTTTCAATGGTGCAAATTTACAGATCAATAAATCTGCAGGTCGCATGTTTGGTCCTGGCGCTAATTATGGCAACAGCAAAGAGGATCCAAACTACATCAACTCACCAGCAGAAACAGGTTTAATATTCAAAACAGTTTATAATAATTCAGGAACACAGGTTGGAGAATCAAACACTGTTGATACTAGTAATTATAATCCACTTGGAGAAGGTGGTTTGGTTCCAATACCTAGTAAATTATGGACAACTATAGGCATATTTTTTAGTCCTGAAACAGGTTTAACTATTCTTCATTATGGACAATATTTATATGATTCAGGTAAAAATGCAATTGATTCATGGAGGCGTGAAAAATATAAAATTGTGCCAGAATTATCAGGTGTTGCATTACGTGGTGTTATAGCAGTCAAAAGTGGTGCAACTGATTTATCAGATCCTGAACAGGCAAAGTTTATTGATCCGGGCTCATTAGGATTGTTAACAAATGAAAATATAAACACTTATTCACGATATGCAGAGCCGGTTGAATTATTAAATGGTTTATCAAGTTTTTCAGTAGATATTGATTTAATTGAATCAGGTGGTGTAATATATGCTGAAATAGAACGTGACGGTGGCGGTGATGTTGATTACGTATTCAATCAACGTGAATATCCATTAAATTGTACAACAGGACCAGGTACAGGAGGAAAAGCACGAATTGCACTAACAGCAGGACCAAGTGCAACAGTATCACAAACCAATTGGATTTATGCAATAAGAAGTGGTGATGTTGCAATATTGCAAGTTTCATCATCAAGACCAACAGGAGAATTTGCATACATACACTTATGCGAATTGCCAAATGTTGCCACGTTTTTAACTGATGATGCAGATTTAGAACAAAGATATAATGATGCCAAAAGTTTTGATGGTAGGTCAGCCGTTCAAAGATCTAGTGAATGGATCAGAACCAGAAGACCAGAATATGAAAATGGAATGGTGCAAACTGTTTCAATCAACACAACACCATCACCTGATTCTATTGATTATACACAATCTGTTGGATCTGCATGGCAAAAACATCTGCAAGCAAACGTTCCTGAATTACAGGTAAGTGTTGATGGAATAAAAATTGCGAACCACCCAACAACACCAGGTTTAAAGGTTACTGATTTAAACTCTGTTGAATTATTGCAAGATAGTGCAGGAAATTCACTTAGTGGTGCGTCATTCAATTGGGTTATATGGGTTAGTGTTGGGTATAAAGGCAATTCAAAGCTTTGGATTAATTTACCAGAATCAGCAGATTCATCTGATGCTGCAGCAGTATCAAAACAAAATAATGGTGATAGATCAATTCCGAAAAAATATAAAAGTGTAGGGGTATTGGTTGCATCTTTGCCATTTAAACATTCACCATCAGGTGGTGGAACTTACACAAACTTAGCTGCAACGTTATTATCAAAACAGGTAATTGATATAAGGGGAGAAATGCCCGGTTCAAATACTGGTGGAACATCAGGAACATCAATTGTTAATGAATTTTTAGATTCATTATTCAGAATAATATCAAATACAACAGGGTTTAAACTTAGGGCCATATTAAATGCTTTTACTGCAGACAGAAATATTGAATTTCAAGATAAAGATGGCACGGTTGCAATGTTGGATGATATTGGAGCATCAACGCCTGAGTGGCCTTTAAACGCTGTAACACCTTTGGATAGCTCAAACTACGCGCCTGACTTAGCAAAAAGCGACGTAGACGACAAAGCAGTGGTGAACGGCACCACTGAATTAAATTTCATTACACCTATCAACGTTTCAACTACAAAAGGCCGAAAGAAATACATTGTTATTGATAATAGCGCAAATAGTTCTGATATTGATGCTATTAACTTTACAGGGTATAAATTTATTGATGGGTACATACCTCAAAAAATAGCAGCAAATAGTAATGATAGCCTTATAATTGAGATATTTAATAACTTAGGCGTCGTCAATGCAAAAGTTATTTCGAATAAATTGGCATCTGTAGAGAAGCCATTTTCAGAAACAATTTCTATTGCAGAATTATTAAGTCATTCACTAAATTACACGCAAACTACCATATTAAATATAATTAAAGGAACAGGTGTATTTATTGGCGGAACTTATCAGGTAGTAATAACAACAGACGGTAAAGCTATTAATTTCAGCAACGACTTTATTATATTTAATAATGACTATTCATCGCTAGATATAGGCGAGTATTTATTTGTGTTCGCTTACTTGCCTGATGGAAGGATAGGTGCTAGTATATCTGCAACATCTTCTGATGAAATACCGCCAACAATCACAGGCTTTAATGACACAGGATTGAATCTAAGTATATTAGTTAATTTTAATGAAGGTATATATGGCGCTGACGATGGGTTAACCCCCATTGATGCAGCGGATTTAATTGTTACTAATTTCGTAGCAAGCGGAGCCACAGCTGTATCTATTGCAAGTGTTGAAAAGTCAGCAGGGGGGGCATTGACAGGTGGTGAAACTTCAGTAAAATGCAATCTATCAATTACAGGTACGGCAGATGGTACGGAAACCTTCCAGATACAGCCAGCAGATGGAGTGAGCGTATACGACAAAGCAGGTAATGCAATGTTAGCAACCGAAACAACTGGAACTATTACACTTAACGTTGGCTTAACAACACTAATAGATAAAACATTTGAAGATCTAACGGGGTGGACGGCTTCAGCAGTTAATCCAGAAGATAGCGCAGAGATTGCCGACGATTCAGGCACAAATAAGTTATTTTTAGACTATCAAAGTCTTGATCTAAACGGCCCAGTTGCATTTAAAACTGGAATTTTTACCGTTAACGATACAATTAAAATCACCGTTGAGGGGGTTAATCTAGTACAGGGTAATTTAGTTGTATTTGTTGGCGCATCAAGTGGCGCTGATTTCAGTTCTAATATTACTACAAATGGCACAACAGTAATTGATAATATCGACACAACAGGTTTCGGAGGTGATTATATAATTCTAGGAACTAGAAAGAATCAGGCTAATATTGACACAGGTTACATTCGTAGAATAATAGTAGAAAAGTATTAATTATGATGTTATTTTTTCAACAACTAATATCAGGGGGTGGTAGTCAACCAGTGCCACCACTGATCGAATCAGTTTTTGACACTGATTTTATAAATAGCATTGTTTATTCGCAAGAAGCTGACTACCAAATAAGGTCAGCGGCTAGTGAGTGGCGTTTTCAATACTCAGGCACATACTTAGGATTGAAAGTTAAGCCAACCGCATACAATACTTTTCCGCAATGGTCACAAATCGCAATTATAATAGATGGTGTATATTGGAGCTTCGAAAGCTTCAGTGATGAGACGCTGCATGAAATTACACTACCATCAGGAAATAAAACTATCGAATTAATTGAGGGCTTAACGAGTAAACCTACTACTATAATAGGGACATTTTTAACTGATGTAATACTTGATTCAACTAAGTTTACAAAAATTAATGAAACGACAGTAAGTGAAAAACTTTTATTTTTAGGGAATTCAATTACTGTTGGAGCAAATGCAACCATCCCAAGTACACAAGGATATGCACAGCTATTTAAGTACGAAAACAGTAAGCAAATAGGGATATTAGGTTATGGATATGGTAAAGTGAAAGATTTTGGCGAAACACAACAAAAGAGGGACGATGTTGTTGCCGATATTGTTGAAATGTTTTCAAATGTCACAACAACTAAAAAGTTAATCATATCTTTAGGTACTAACGACGGCGCTTTGGATGGTACAACAGGAACAACATTAAGACCTTGGTATGATGCTTTACTTGATGATATTAACGCGGCTGATAGTTCTATACAAATATATTGTATAACTCCAATTATACGTAGTTCAGATGGGGCTTTATATGATGGCATTAGAAGTGAGATAACAGCCTCCGCAAATGCAAGAGCTTATTCAACTCCAATAGATGGCAAATCTATTTTAACAACAGGAGACTTAGCCGATGGTGTTCATCCGACTGTAGCCGGGCATAAAAAGTATAAGGACGCTGTTGAATTGGTCATATTGCCTTAGCCTAGATGTTGATTTGATGGTAGTTTATGGTTCTGTTGATTCAACATTGGTAGATGTTAAGCCAACAATTACAAATATTTAATACATTTACATATTTAAATCATATAAATAAAATGAAAGTAATACCAGGAGTAAAACCAATGAGATGTACATGTGGTGATGATGAGGAAGAAAAAGACACGGAACCAGTTAAACCACCGCCAGGTAAATAATGAAATTTATTCTTAAAAATATAATAGCTCTGTTGTTGATTCTGATATCATGTTTTTCAGAATTTACGGTGGAGCTATTTGCAAATTTTCCACATAGCATGATTGATGGATATAAATACACATATGGTGAATTCATTTATTATTTTATCATTCAACTTGCTTGGCTCATCGCAGTGATTCATATATATAAAATAACTAAAAACAGAGAATCAAAAATATTGTTTTTAGGTTTATCGATATGGCACACAATGGAATTGATACAGGAATTCAATTCACTATTTAAATTAAATATAGAGTTTCTAAATAAGTCTGATTCAACAGCTAGTGATGTTATGCAAATTATATTCATTACTTTAGTGACATTAGTAATTTACCTTGCACACACGAAATGTACATTATTATTCCGTTTATTGGCGCACTCATTGTTGCTTTATTTGCAGGGATTACAACGTATAAAAGTGAAGTTGAAAAAGAAGTTAAATTAATTGAAATACGAAGAAAAATAAAATCGGGTGAAATGGATGATAAACTAATTGAATTCATACAGGATACAGAAAGGCGGTTTGGTGATCTTGAATTGAATAATGAAAAAAGGTTTAATAAGTTTGAAAAAAGCGTTTCTAATATTATTAACGGATTTAAAGAAGAAATTGTAAAAACCGTTAAAGAAGAAGTTGTGACAATAATTGATGATAAATTAAGAACTCGAGAATCAAAGAAAATAAAAGGTTTGAAAGCCTTTGCAATTGGTATTGCTGCATTTTTAATAACTGTTGGATCAAATATTGGGGTTGGAATTGTTGTTTATAAATATCAAAAAAACTACGACATAAAGGTTGAACAAAGTCAATCAAATACAAACCGCACTTATAAAGACTAAAATCATAAAACATGGCAGACATTAAAACAGCATTAAAAATCACATTCCTGCATGAGGGTGGATACGTGTTTGATCCAGATGATCCAGGTGGTGAAACATTCAAAGGAGTTGCAAGAAAATCCAATCCAAATTGGATCGGTTGGAATTATCTTGATGAGATGAAAAGTAATAGTGATTTTCCAGAATGTTTAAATGATAATAGAAGATTGCATGATGCTATTGTTGATTTATACAAATCAAATTATTGGGATCGTGTAAAAGGTGATTCAATAGAAAACCAATTGATTGCAAACAAAGTTTTTGATATTGCAATTAACATGGGACCAGGCACGGCTGCAAAACTATTGCAATTAACATTAGATGTAACTATTGATGGCAGGATAGGAAATCAAACATTAAATGCATTAAATGCGGCTAATTTTGAGTTATTTATGTCTGAATTTCGTTTAGTTATCATTTCGCGTTACATGGCTATATGTAAAAATCGTTATAAGTCGCGAAAATTTTTGTATGGTTGGATTAAAAGAGCATTATCATGAGCATATTTACAAAAATATTTTCTGGAGAAGGAACCAGCATCATTAATTCTGTTGGTGGTATATTGGATAATCTTGTTACAACAAAAGCAGAAAAGCAAGAATTATCCAATGAAGAAGCGAAAGCGGAACGCAATTTCATTCTAGAACAAAAGAAACTAGGCATCAAAGAGCATGAAATGTATTTGCACGATGCTCAAAATGCACGAGATAATGAAACAAAGCGTGATACATCAGAGCATTCAAGTTGGTTGAGTAAGAATATACATGAAATAATTGCATTAGCTGTATTTGGGGCTTGGATAACATCATTATTTGTGAAAACGGAAGTTTCTTCTGATGATATTATGCCAATAATGTTAATGGTTGGCGGTTATCTATTTGGAAGAACAAAACCACAATCTTAACTTTTTATTTATCTATAACAGAAAAAGAAATTAAAGATCTGTTTTTTTATGGGTTAGTGGATGATTAGCCGCGTGTGATTTATTGCACGTGGCTTTTTTATGCAATTCATGTTGCACAACATATAATCAAAATATTGCAAATTCAGTTGCATTGTTATATTTGCAAAAAGCTAATAATTAAAACATAAACATGACAGAACAAAAACAACCAACTGCAGAAGAAGTTGCAGCTGCAATTGAAGTAAAATTTGCAAAAGAAATCGAAATGATCATGAATGGTGAAAAAGCACTTTCATTTAGTTCATTATCACAATTCATGGAAAGTCCGAAGCATTTCAAAATTTACAAAACCGCAAAACAAGAAGCAACAAAAGCCATGGAAGAAGGGAAGATGTTTCACATGGCATGTTTGGAACCAGAAGAATTTAAGAAAAAATATTATATTCTTGATGATTCTGAAATTATTGAAGAATTAAAGAAAAAAGGAGCTAAAAACCCACGTGCAAAAAATGAGTACAAAGAATGGTTGCATCAAACTGAAGAGAAAAATTCAGGGCGCGAACATATTGATGCAGATTTATATGAAACATTCATTGCAATGGGAAAAGCATTGAATGCAAATCATGCATCAGGTCCATTGATGGCTGCATTAACTGAAAAGGAACAAGGATTCAAGTTCATGCATCATGATCAGCTGTTGGTTTCAGGAAAGATTGATGGATATGGAGTTATAAAAGAAAATAATACAATATATGAAGCCGGTGAATTTACTGCAGATCTTAAAAAAGTTGCAGATGCACGTTTTGCAAAGCTTAAATGGAAGATTAAAGATTTAAGATATGATGTTCAGGGCGTTATATACAACAAAGCAAAAAGCATAAAACGACATTATCTTATTTGCATTGATATGAATTGCAACATTACTGTTATTCTAATATCAAATGATGCATGGGGCCGTGCAGATGAGTGTTTTCAAGATGCAATGGAAAGATTCATTGATTGTGCAGAAACAGATCAGTGGGATGCATCATATGAATTTTGGTCACAACAAGCTTATCAAATACTATAACCATGGATAAATACGCGAATAAAATAATAATGGCCATTGTTTTATTATTGGCTTTTGATCTTTGGGGAGTACATGCAAAATTGCTTTATCAATTGAATCCTGATAAGGTTGGAAATATTGCATCAACATTTTCATATGTTGCAATGAATGAAAACACTATTACAGCAATGTTGTTTGCGCTTGTATTTGCTTTTGTTCCTGTTCTGGTACTTACTACCATTTCACCAAAGTTAGAGCAGTATTGGTTGTTTGTATTGCTTTTTGCATTATTCGATGGTGGTGCATGGTTTATTTATTACAATAAAACTGCAATTGCACATTTTGAAACATATGGTGCAGGGTATTATGGATTGTTTGTTGTATTCATCGTTGCAAGTGTTGGATTTATCCGGATGCGACTGGAAGAACTTGAAGAAAAACAACCGGATAAACAAATGCAATTCCGAACACAGGAACAACAACAGAAATTAAGAAATGATGCACAATCTAATCTACCAAATAATCATCATGTTGATACCTCTTTTGTAAATGAAGAATTCATTAGTGATACCTTCAGGAAGATGGAAGAAAAAAAAGTTTTTCACGTGAGTAAGCCGGCGATAATAAACAATAGTAATGATGATAAAATAATTACAGATGAAGATAAGATTGTGATGTTGTTAAATGATAATTGGGCACAAAAAGATATTGCCGATTCATTAAAATGGCACCCATCTAAAGTAAGTAGAACCATAAAAAAACTAAAAGAGAATGGAAGAATTGAAACCTGAAAATTATGTTGCTAAAACTGAAATCAATGAATTATCCTGTTATGGATGCGCCTTTGATTCAGAAAATCACTTTTATAGCTGCACACTTACCAAAGAAGAAAAAACAAAAATGATTGTAAAACATGGTGATTGTATTCCTAATCGCTATATTTACACTCTCATAAACGCTAAAAGCGTATAGTTTCTTTCATGAAACGTGTTTTAGATTATTACACTAAAAAGGTGCATTCAAATGTGGATGCACCTTTTTTTTATATCAATTTTTAAAAAAATAATACCAAAACACTTGCACTGTTTTAAAATGTCATTACATTTGCTGATGTAATAATTATTAAAACGAAAATCATGAAAGTTGTATTCATTGAAAACAGGCATTGGAAAGCTTTAAACCGCTTATTGCAGTTATCAGAATCATTAGTTGAAATTTCAATTAAAACATACATCATTAATGAAGACTTCATTACTGGTGATGTAGCTGAATTATGCGATTATTTATCAGAAACACAATTGGGTGAATTGGCATTAAGGTTTGAGATTGAAACCGGTATTGGTTCAGGATCAATTGTTGATAAATTACAAAGCATCAGTTTTAAGTTTGTTGAATCTAATGAATAAGCTATGCAGATCATTCAAATCAGAATTGGTGATGTACTTTGCCAGTTTAAAAGCTTAACAAACATTGGTGCTGATTTTATACAGCATAGGATGATCCGAGAAAAAGCAACAGATGCAATGATCAAATCAATGATTAAAGCAAAGCATGTTGCATTGTATTTATCTAATTAAAAACAGGGCTGCATATCTTAATGTTTATTGCTCATTTTGAATTGTCCAAACCAAGGTGTGCAGCCCATTAAAAAACGCATATGACACAAGGCGAAGTAATCAAGCGAATTATTAAATCAAGAGGTTTATCCAATGCTGAAGTAGCAAGAATTGCTGGTATTGAAAGGATGTATATTACCAACATAACACAGGGTACATTGAAAGGCGGTAAAAAGTATGATGCATTGTTAAAAGCTCTTAATGTACCAAATCAAATTATCATGTTTAAAACTTTGGTAGTTGAAAATATTGAAGATCCTGCACAGAAAACATTAATGGAAAAGATTTATGCAGGAATGATTGCAGAACTTGATATTGTGTTTAACTGCAAAATTGATTGAATCAATGAAATACACAGTATTCATAAATCAGAAAGCAGTTATTGATAATGATTTTGATTTGGATTTTAATGATATGGCAATCTTTGACTTAATGAAGGATGCATCAAACGGTCCTAGAATTAAAAAAATGTTCTTTGATGATTGTACATATTATGAATTCAGATGGAAATGGATCATTCAACAATTGCCTATGCTAAAAATAAAGACAAGGCAGGGGATTAATAAAAGAATTCAAAAATTGATTGATGCAGAAATTGTTATTGGATATCCAAATAATAGTGCTGAAAACACTGCATTCTTTAGGTTTGGAAGAAACTATGAATTATTCATTTATGCTGATGCAAAACGTGTAAACAAAAACTTACAACCTGTAAACGAAAGTTACCAAACGTGTAAACAAGAATTTACACAACCTGTAAACGAAAGTTTACACAATAAGAAAATAAATAATAAGAATAATAAAACAAGTAAGTTTATTGCACCAACAGAATCTGAAGTAATTGAATATTTCAAAGAACATGGACAAACTGTTGAATTAGCAAAAAAGGCTTTCAAACATTATCAAATTGGTGAATGGCATGATGCCAATGGCAGGAAGGTAAAAAACTGGAAACAGAAAATGCATACTAATTGGTTTAAGGATAAAAAGACTATATTAAATCAAGGTTCTTTGTTTCAAGAATCAACAGTTTCAAATTATTCATTGACAGATGACTAAAAATAACTTAATTAGCAAAGAAGATTATATAAAGCCAAAGCAAAGCAGGTATTATGTGCCTAAGATAAATAAGAAGCTAACACAAAACGCTATGAATAAAACAACCAGATACATACAGACAATGAAACCACTTTATGGTGAAAAATATGTGGTTGAGGCAAATAAGGTATTAAACATTGCAGAATCAATTGAAACCCAATTTACAATGCAAGTTGAAGCACCTGAAGCGCATAAAATGGCAATCCGTGTAAATTCATATCTTGAACAAGAAGCAAAAGAATGTGGAACAAAGTTTAAACCGATTGATTATGAAGTTGTATTAAAGATTCTTGAAAAGAATAGAAATGTGTATAGGAATCTGTTGTTTTATTTTCGCGGTTATGAATCTGGTGCATACTCTGTTGATAAAGGGATATACATACATGGTGGTACAGGTTCAGGAAAAACATTAGTAATGCAGGTGTTTAAAGAGTACACAAAAAAATGCTTACAGCAAAATTCATTTAGAAAGGTTCAGTGTTCAGATATTTCTGATAAGGCAATTAAGCGTGGTATTGATGCAATGGATGAATTTATAAGAACACCTGTGACACATATTCCAATCAACATGTACATTGAGGATTTTGGGGCAAGTGCCAAACATGTAAAATGGATGGGAAACAACATTGAGCCAATGGGTGAGTTAATTATGAGGCGTTACCGGTATTATGAGAAGTATGGAACATTAACACATGTATGCACTAACATCAAGCCTGAAGATATATCAAAGCATTTTGATCCACGCGTTAGTTCAAGGATAAATAAGATGTTTAACTTTATTAATTTTCATGGTTTTGATTGGCGTAAGATTTAATTATTTACTAACGTCGGGCGGTAAATTCAGTTCAGCCCTGCATTTGAGGAACGAAAATGAATAAAGGGCTTAATTGGATTTAATGTTTGTTAGGATTACGTCCGATCGATCGACCACGAAAGTAAATAGAAACACCGCCCGACGTTAGGGCTTATTTTTAACATTGGGAATTTAAAATTTATATCATGAAAATATTTGGAAAACACATAAGAAGAGCAAAAACAATCCGAAAAATATTACAATCAAGGCCAGTAGATTATCAGTACTTTGATCGTTTATTGACAATATATGAATGCAGGCTATTCGGATTGTGTATTTATAGAACCACTCATTCGTTCGATAAACTTAAATATAAATTTATAAATGGAGATGTTAATAGTGAGAGAGGAACGAGCGATCGTATTAAGCCCTAACGGTTTGGTATATGAACTGAAATTAAAATTTTTTAAGCGATGGATGATTTAAATAAAGAACTAGCAATTTACAATGATAAAGTAGGTGAAATATTAGTAACTGAACAAGGGCAGAAGTTTAAGATACTCAGCCGAACTAAAACAACATTAACAATTGAACCATGCAGCGAATTATTATGCATAAAGGAATACAATATGGATAAACAACAGGAATTAACCACTTTTATAAAAGATGGTAAGATTGTGATCGAAACGAGCGGGTAGGCAATTTTAATTTTTGTTTATGTACCGTGTTGTATTGAGCACAGCGGCGTTTTAATGCAATACAACGGTTTGAATATGTTGCGTGGCGAATTAACCCACTTAAATAACAACGAAGCACTGACGTAGTTTTCTTTTCTTTTTGTGCGTTGGCAAACAATTTTAGAATAAAATTAAGTATTTACTGAAAAAAATTGTTAAAACACTTGCATTGCATTAAGTATATGCTTATATTTACACTATAATTAAAAACAAACAAGATGAATATACAGGCTAAAGAACTTAAAACAGGGATGACAGTAAGAAATGGATATTGGACTGTTGATGTTGAGAATATTACAGAAGGTAAGCTGAAAAACGGAAAAAAGACTTTTACTATAAGCGGTAAAGGCGTGATGAAATATACAGCAAGTAATAAAACTCGAAACTACGACTTAGTTGAATTTACTTTTAAGGAAAATACCAAAGTAGACGTAATATGAAAATACAAGAACTAAAAAAAGAAACTGGGCTAACTCAAAAAGACATAGCCCAGTTTTTTAACATGACTTACGGAGCATTTGCTAATAGTAGTGCAAAAGAACGCTATGAAAATGCACTATGTAATTTTTACTCCTTTTTGAGGGGAGAAAAAGAAAAGAAAACGGGCGAACAGCACGAACCTAACAACGAAGCAAAAAGCCAGCCATGCAATATATACGATGTTAGCTTTAGCGAGGAACGAGCGGAGGTTTGCACTTGTCAAGACCCTGAGAATGGTTTTAAAAGCAACGACTGCCCGATACACCATTGGAAGTATGATAATAGCTTATTTAAGCAAACTTAAAGCTAACGGTTACAGATATACACAGTTCGGATTAAATAACAATAACTTAAATAATAGATAAAATGAATGAAAATGCAGAAAATTCAAATGAAACTCAGGAATCCGAATTGGGTATATCTGATGTTAGAACACGTAATTTTATGATACGTGATAGAGCAAGATTAATGAAAGAAAGTTACACTAATTTAGGAAAAAGAGATACAGAATGGGAAAAAGAATATTACAAAGGAGTACTTACACTGATTGATGATATAATGAAATTGACTGAGTGATTATGTGTTCTAACTAGCTCTTACATACATTCCATATAAAAAGCAAGTAATCAAATAATTAAAACAGCATAATTGTGCAGTAAACTAATTTTTGAACAAAATAAAATGAACAAAATACAAACCATTTCAGACATCTACGCGATAGATAAAATCATTGCAATAGATCCTGGTAAATCAGGCGGCATTGCTATTTGGACGCCAAATGAACTGCAGGTGATAAAAATGCCAGAAACCACAAAACAATTTTCTGATATCATTATTGGAGAAAAGAAGAAAACACCAAATCTTATTGTTGCAATGGAAAAGGTTCAATTAAGGGATGATGACAACATACCAGGCAAACAATACAGAATTGCAAAAATGATGAAAAACTATAATTCATTAATTGCTGCAGTTGAAATTGCTGATATTGCATTATGGAATATTTATCCTATAACATGGCAAAATGGATTGTATTTCAAACATAAAGGGTTTTCAAAAGAAGATCGAAAAAACGCTTATAAAGAATTTGCACAAAAAACATTTACAGACATTAGGGCAACTTTATGGAATGCAGATGCATTGTGTATTTTAGAATATTCAAAACGCCAAGTCAGCAAGAACTTTGCATGGGTATTAAAGCAACTTCCACAAAACATGCTGTATAACATACGAATAGCAAATGCAATTTAAATACTAACTTATTACATTTGATAATCACAAAAAAACAATAGCATGTTAAAGAAATTACAATTGCACAATTTCAAAATAATAGAAGATTTTGAAATGGAATTCAACGGTGGTGTGTATTTAGTCACCGCAGAAAATGAATTTGGCAAATCAACAGTCATTGGAAGTATATTCAAACTTTTAACAGGTGATAGGTCTGATAATCTATTGCAAAGAGGCAAAGCAAAAGGTTTTGCGAAAGCTGAATTTGAACACAATGGTAAGGTTTGGATTGTTGAGTTGAGATTTACTACGAAAAACAAACGAGGCCGTTTAATTATTACTGAAAAAGGCAGCCATTTCACATCAAACAATAAAAGCGTTTTGGAATCTATTTTTGGTTATTCAGATTTTGATGTATCAACATTCATTGATTGGTCAAATTCAAAACCAGGTAGAAGAAAGCAGGTTGAAATGATCAAATCATTGTTTTCTGAAAAAGTGGTTAAAAAGATCAATGCAATGGATGCAAAGATTGAATCAATCATGGAAAAGCGCAAAACTAAAGGAAAAGAAGCGTACACACAGAATGCAATTGTAAAGAATTACCAAATTGATGATGAATTCATTAATGAGTATTCAAAGCCATTACCACTTGAACCAATCCGTGAAAAACTTGATAAGTGCAACGCAAGAAATGCCAATATTGAAAATATTCAAATATCCAGCAAAGGGAAAAAATCACAATTAGATAATTGGGATCAATACACCAATGAAATATTAGATCCATATTCACAAAAGGTTGATGAAGCTGTTTTGAAAATCACTATGTTAGAAGCCGAATTAAAGAATGCAAAAGAACAGCATATATTGAGGGAGCGAGAACAGCAGGAAAAGCAGGATGAATTGGAATTGGAATTTATTTCAGAATCAGAACAACTCAAAAATCAGGAAGAATGGTTAACTAAAAATAAAGTTGAACCAATGTCCGAATTGAATTTACAATTAGAAGCAGCTATTGAGCACAACAACAACAATAAAAAACTTGATGAATATCACAAAAGTGTTGAAAAGCTTAATAAACTGCAGGAGCAGCATGATAAATTTGATTCAGAGATTGAAAAAAAGCGTGAAGAAAGAACAGTAATTGTTGCAGCAAATCCACTTCCTGTTTCTGGATTAACATTTGATCTTGATCAGCTTTATTTAAATGGCATACCATTCACTGAAGATGAAGTTAGTACATCGCAAATCATGGAAACATGTGTACGTTTAATGATTGCAAAGAATCCATCATGCAAAATGTTTAAAATAGGCCGAGGTGAATCATTGGGTGCAGAAAAATTTAAAGCAATCGTTGATTTTGCAAGAAAAGAAGGTTTTCAAGGATTTGTTGAAGAAGTTGTAAGAGGTCAGAAGGAATTAAACGTTTTTGAATATACAGAAGAAATAGAAGATGAATCATAAATTATATCTTTCTGGTGTAATTACTAATGATGCAAAGTTAAAAACATATGAGGCTGGTGAATATGCGGCGTTTTTAAAGGACAATAAGGGCAAAAGGTTCACAATGGTACTAGATGCAATAGATATTGAAAAAAAACGGGCTTATTTGGCTTATTATTGGGCTGTAATCATACCGCGAATATATGAAGGATATAAAAATACAGGTGTTTCAACAACAAAAGCAGATACTGAAAGAAAAATGCGCGTTATTTGCCAACTTTATCATGAAACACCAAAAGATGATCATTCTGGCTATGAAAAAAGGTTACTTTCAGTCAGTGAATTGAATGATGTTGAATTGTATGAATATGCATTTCGATTAAAGATTATATCAAACGAATTTTTAAATGTGGATTTTGATGATCCAATTACTTACTAATAAATTTTAAAAAATGGCAAAAAAAAGCATTGACAATGGACCCGGCTTAGGGCATTTTACTGTTCAGAAAATCAACAAACAGACTAATGGAGGATTGCACATTGAACACACCTCAGTTTATCCAATGGGTGATGATCAATTTGATGATGAAAACGATAAAAAAACATCATCAAGGGCACCAATAGATGAATTTAAAAAGGAATTGAATTCACTAAGTGTGTATGTTGCAAAGATCCTGAATTACTCTAGTATTTTGAACATTTCATCAGACACGAAACTGAAGACAACACCACAACAATCAAAATACATTACATCTTTATGGAATGACTACGTGAATAAAATCACTATTAATGGCGTGAAGATTTGGATGGCAGGAATGATGGTCACATCATGTGAAATTAATTATTCAATTATTGGTTTAAGCAGTCAGAGCATGGACCATAAAACCTATAAAATTGATGTTGCTGAGGGTTGTGATTTTGTTCATAAATTTGAAGATGAATTACGTGATTCATTGCAAAAATTGGTTGTTTACTCATATGACTATGTTCATAAAAGAGTAGGTGCACAATTACAAGTAATAGAATAATGTACCCAATTTTAATAAATACCAAGTCCGATTACAACCTTGTGTTGGGCTTGGGTTTTTCTCCATTAAATGATTGGCAAAGATTCAAGATCGATATTTTATTAAGGATTGAATTACAACGTGCAATATTTGGTCATACAATCTTAGGACCCGGTAACATTCCACAGGCAAATCAACGCTTTTATCATTTTTGTTGGGAACATTCAATAGTAAAATGCTGTGAAGAATGCCAATTACCATTGAGTGAATATAGTGCTGTTTTTATTTCTCATATACTAAGCCGTGCAGGTTATCCAGAAATGGCACATGATCCACGCAATCACAATTTATTATGTGGAACATGTCACCATAAATGGGAAAAAGACAACAACAGCAGGTCATTAATGAAGATTAGGAAAAAGAATAATAGAATCATAAGACTTTTAAATGCAGATTATAAAACCATCTAAAAAAAGAAATCATGCAAACATTTTCAAAAAAACCGGATCCGGATAGAAATGATCATTTCAAAGCAATCACTGTTAAACAACCATTTGCTGATGCTTTGATTGATGGTATGCGTATCGTATTGCGAGAAAAACCAACAGAATTCAGAGGTGTTGTTGTTGTCTGCAGCTCATATGATGTAATGCCTGGAATTATAGGATCAAAACATTACAAATTAGGAAGAACGATTTGTGTTGTCGAAATTAAAGATTGTGTAAAAGTCTCAGATATGAGCCCATCAGATTGGCGCAAGCATTCAAAACTTTCACTTTCTGATAAAACAAAATATAAGCATACATATGCATTAATAATTGATTATCATCGTGCATTGGTCAATATACCTGTTTTGGAAAAAAAAGGCATTTGGAACCTAACAGTCAAAAAAGGATCTTTAATATGCATTGAATCAATCGAAAATGAAAAATACTTTCCAATTAGCACTTGGACTTTGATTAGTGTTTCAACTTTAATTATATTGATGATAATTTTGATATTAACAATATAACCCTAAGTCATGCAATACGAAAAAATCATTATCAGAAAGGACAATACAAAAATTAGAATTATTGTAAAAATCAATGAAACAGCTAAAAAGATTAGTTTGCTTCATATGGTTAGAGTAAGAACAAAAAAGGGCTGGAATAAGCCAAAAACCAACATTGTGTCCGATAATGAAATTTTACAAGCAAGAAAAGAAGCAAAAGAATTTTTAAAACTTAAATCCAAACCTCATGAATGTGATAATAGTAAAATGCACAAAGAAAAAGTATTGGTATCATAAATATATTGGTCATACATTTCAAATAAAATCAGACATGAAAGAAGGTAAATTTGAAGTAGTAAACAATGAACAGTCTAATGATGCGCTTTTAATAGATCCATCTGATTGCACATTGAAAGATGATTAATATTAAAACATGTTGAATAACATATGATTGAATGGTGTATTTATGGATACACCATTTTATTTTTGTATAAACTTAATATATAAAAAATGGCAGTTCATATTTTAAAAATAATGCCGGAGTACTATGTTGAAATCGAAGCTGGCAATAAATCTTTTGAATTAATAAAAAATGATCGTGATTTTAAAGTTGATGATGTAGTAATAATGGAGGTTGTCAAAGATGGCACACCTACCAATGAAAAGACAGCGCCAAGGATAATAACTTATGTATTCAAAGGTGGTAAGTTTGGTTTGTCATCTGATTATTGCATTTTTGAAACAAAGCCAATCGGATCCATAACAAAACCACAACCAATCTTACCTGAAATTGACCTTGCTTTTTCACAACAAGCAATTGGAAATTGTGAATTCATTACCATTGCCAAAGAAAAGGGCTTTGATCCTGAAGATGATGTGACAATTACATTGTTTTCGATGATCTTTTTTGAAGGTTATCAAATGGCAAAATCAATTGTTGATAAACTAACCAAATAACCATGGCTTTGATCGTAAGAAAAGGTGATTATTTGAAATATGAATTAAAAAGACCTGATTTTGATAATATTTCAGTGAATTCAATAACACCACCGGATGATGCACCTGAAGATGATGTTGTAATTGTAGATGTAGAAGTTTTACAAACAGATGGTTATTCATCATTGATAATATTTTACAATCCTTATACAGGTCAGAAAAACAACAGGGCCATTTCAAATTCAAGACTAAAATAATGGAAGAAAAGAAATTATATTGCAATGATGGTAAAATTTGCAAACACTTTTTATTTGCTAAAGGAATAAAAGGCAATATAGATCATTTGTTGTGTAAAAAATATAGATTAGTACCAAAAGGCAAACAACCAAAAGAAAGAGTGCAAATCTGTATTGATAAAAATAGCTTTGAAGTATTAGAGATTAAAGGGGATTTATTTTAACGTAAAAATTTATGATGCGGCTACACTTAGAACTTATAGAAAGTAAATAGAAAATTATAACCAAATAAAACATTAGCGATGGATAGCATTACATTAACAAGACAACAAATTTTAGATTGGATTAAGGAAAATAATGATAGTATCGAAGAGAATAAGGAGAACGCCAGAGCAGACAAAAGCGAGAATGATAGTGAAGGTTGGCAATTTTATATGGACGATAATAAAAAATTACATGGAGAAAACGACGCCCTACGACAGCTTTTGAATATGATGGATACGAGCGATGGCAAGAAGCAACAAGAAAACATAAGTAGCTGCATTATAAATAGTGTTAGCCACTGTGCCTTTCAATTATGCCCGAAATGTAACGGACAGGGTACAATGAGTAAGCCGCCCCATATACCTGGCGATGTTAATGAATGGACTAGTAGCCAAACTTCTTTTACTTGCGATGTTTGCAACGGAGAAAAAATACTCAAAACGCATAGTGGGTAACGACCTGTGTATGTTGCTGTATTTTGTTTTTCACAAAATATGCAATATTACACTTTGTTATACCCCGTTTTTGTGTGTTGGCAAAAATAATTTACAGAAAAGTGTATTTTTATTTGGTAGTTAATACAGAAAGCTGTATATTTGATGTATAGAAATTTAATAAACAGAAATTATGACAGCTTTAGAAAACATCACAAACCAAATGAAAACTTTAGAGGTAGAAATTGCAAGACAACAAGCTTACATTGCAAAACACGGAGATTCAAATAACGCTGGCGAATACGATGAGCAATGGGAACAATACAAAGAAGAAGCTCAATACAACCTAAACAAATGGGATGCAATGAAACAAATGAGAGATGGACTCAAAAACTAACGAAGAAATAATAAAACGCCACGCACCTGATTGGGTGCAGTGGCACGACCATTGTAAAAAACAAGTATTAGAAGCTATGGCAGAGAAAGACAAAGGAATAATTAATTGGCACGAATTAAGTAGAAAATTATCTGGTAATGGTCAAAATATTCGACCAAATAAAATACCCCAAAAATACGAACGAAAAGTAAAAAGATTACTGCTACTGTTGAAGTTGTGGGAGCGTTGGGCTAATGGGGTATAATGGCTACAGGTATGGTTAGTTGCCTGTTGAATAACCCACTAACTTTAAAACAATAGTAAAAACTTAAAAATAGCGAGCGATGGAAAGTATAGCAATAGACGTGCTTAGAGATAAGTTAATAGAAATTGACAAAGGCTTAGATGGCTGTAATAAACATGGAGACTCCTTTAAAATGTTAAGACATATTAGAACAGAATTAAATAGCGCCATAACTATACTAGAAAGGTGTGGTGGGAAAATGACAAAACAAGAATTTGGGCAATTAACTATACCTGATGTTATGCTTTTGCGCTGTTATGTGTGTGATGGTGTAGGGTTAATGCCTCATGACCATATGCTAGGGTGTAATTGTTGTGGCGGCAAGGGGCAGCGTAAAGTATAACGGTTTAGGTAAGTTGCCGTTGCTTGTTGAATAACCTACCAAAGATAATGCGAGATATAAACTTCAAATAAAATTTTTATGGCCAGAATTATAGAAATATTGCAAAAAGAATACGGCAGATTGGAATATGCAATGAAATTAGGTAAAAGCATTGGAAAAGAAAATGCACCTGAATACAAACAACTTGAAATTGAGCTTAAAGAAACAGGTGAAGCAATAAAAATTTTACGCACGAATGCCGATACGGGAGAAAAGCAATGCAATTTACCTGTTGTTGTATGCAGTACTTGGTTATTCTTCTACGAAGGCGAGAAAGATAAACCACAATTTAAAGTACAGGCAAACACACAATGGGAAGCCTACCAAATAGCAGCTGAAACTTATGGCCCGCAAGTTGAAGACATGATGTATTGTATGATTTAGTATTGCATACAACTAGCTCTTACATACTAACGTTTTAAAAGTGTAATAATCAATAATATAAAACAGTGTTTATGTGCAAAGTTAAATTATTTGAACAGCAATTAAGATTGAATAAGTCAGAACAAACAGTAAAGAATTACACTAAGCAATTTAAACTGTTTGTTGATTACTTCAAAAGTCAAGACATCAGGTATTTATCAGACCAATCCATTAAAGAATATATTCTTTTCTTACATACTATATATGGATATTCTGCAATTGTTCATGCTATTTCTGCAATCAAGTTTTATTACAAGCATTTAAACAGTAGGAAAAGACAATTAAATCTTCCATTACCAGCTAAACCAAAAATAGTGCCGGCTGTATTAAGCATCGATGAAGTAAAAAGAATGATCAAGTACACTATGAACTTAAAACACAAAGCAATTATTGAAACAATGTTTTGTCATGGTTTACGTAGATCTGAATTAATCAATCTTAAAATAACAGATATTGATTCAGCAAATATGGAACTGAAGGTTATTCAATCGAAAGGTTTGAAAGATCGAAATATCCCATTATCAAGATCTTGTTTGAAAACATTAAGGGATTATTACAAGGCATTCAGGCCAAAAGAATACATGTTTAATGGTCAATCTTCAAAACAATATTCAACCACTTCACTTTGTAACGTAATTAAACAAGCCGCAAAAAGAGCAAGTATAAATAAAAACGTTCACCCACATACACTAAGGCATTCATTCGCTACTTACTTAGTTTCTATTGATAAAAGTTTGGCAAAAATAAGTGATTGGATGGGACACAGTAACACAAAAACAACTGAAATATATTGCCACATAGTACATGAAGATAATCCAGTTAATTTAGTCGCATAAATATAGGAGGAACAAAAGATGAATGAAAAAGTATTATTATTCGTATGGGGTGCTTCATCGGCATCTGTATTGTGGGGTTTACTCTTTTTATTGTGGTATAAGGCCAATTTAACTGCAAGAAAAAGAATGTCTGAAATGATAAAGTTCAGCTCTAATTTCACAGAAGCTTCAAACAAGGCTGTTGAGACAATGAAAGATCTTCAAACATCATTTAGTGATATTTCAAAACTTCCTGAAGCACCTAAAGTGATTAATATATTTCATTCGAAGCCTTCAAAGGTTGCGCTATCATTCACCACTAAACAATGTGTTAAGATAACAACAAAAGAACAATTCAATAAAATCCGTTATTTAATAGGAGCTGATGAAATAACAGATTCTTTGGTTGATATTCTTTATTTGGAACATAGGAAAGATAAAATACGATTCTCATTTACACCACTCAATTCAATAACTGGTGATAAATACGAAGTTGTATCATTTGAAAAAGCAGTTGTTTATGAATAGATTGGTGCCTTTTAGTAATGGTAATGAGTTTTTAACATGGAAAAACAGGAATTGTGATAAATGCCATAAGTATGAAAACACATCAACATCATACAAAACTGCAAATTGTCCTGCAGCGTTTGATATTGACATGGGGTCTATATGTGGATCAATCCGATATAGAACAGCAATTGATATTGGTCATTCAGGAATAACTGGTGATTTTGTGAACTTGAATGATAAGTGTAAAATGAAAAAATAATGTTCAATATTAAAAGAACCGGTGATGATTGCGGATTCAATACGTGTTATGGATGTATCTTCAACACCATTGGTTTTTGTAGGGAACAAATAATAATGAAACATGGCAAAAAAGAGCAGCGACCAAAAGCAAAAAGAGCTTCAAAAACAAATTGATGAAGCTAAAAAGAAGTACATCAATTGGTATGATGTAGTCTATAAGAAATCGAAACCAATTTCACGTTGATGGATTTTGAAAGCCTTCCATATAACATTCAATTACTAAGCTATAAGAATGACGCAAAGCATCATTATCAAAAGCTTTATAAAAAAGGTATTCGTAAAGGCATGAAAAAACAATTTGCAATTCAACGTTCTGCATCATGGATAAACAAACAATTTGGAAGAACAATTGATTGGTCAACTATGAATGGGCTTAACATTGAAGATTGCAAAAGAATTATTGAATTGATTAAACCATATATAAAGGCTTATAAATAACCAGATGAACAAAACCATTTTGAGTAGGTGTGTTTTTGTGAATGGTTCCAGGTGTATTGTGAAAGCTTTACACCTGTTTTTGTTTTTTTTAAATAAATAATAAAAAATAAATACGAATATGCTTGTGATGTTTTAAAAAAGTACTACATTTGCTGATGTAATAATGAAACAAAAAAACACAATCATGGCTTATATCGCAGCAACAGAAGCAAAAGAGATTAGAAATAACATTAAAAAACAATTCACTGCAAAAGAAGGTTGGAAATTTTCAATCCGCGTTCGTCATCATTCATGTTTAGATATCACAATACTAACTGCACCTTTTGATATGAATTCAGAAGACAATGCAGAGAAGGCAAGTAAAGTGAAACAACAATTGGATACTTTAGGAAAAGGAAATGATTGGTTTGATAAGTCTGATTCAATGACTGATTATTTTCATGTAAAGCATTATGTGTCTGTAACCGTTGGATCATGGGATAAAGAATTTGTTGTTGTTGAGCCCAAAGCAAAAAAAGCTGAAAAGCTAGTTGAAGCACCTGTTGAAGCAATTGATTATTCAACGATTGATGATCAATCATTAGCTAACACATATCAACCAATTGAAGCACATGAAGAAGTAGTTATTGAAGTTGAAGCATGTGTTGAAGATTCACAAAGTGATTATTGGGCTGTATTGGATCAGCCAAAACAAGAAAAAGAAATCGTTGAAGCTAAACAGGCGCCGGTTGAATATGAAAAGAATCTTGAAATCATTGAAACAATCATCCGTGAAGATTCAAACAGTTTAAGCCAGGTAATAATTCAACTTTATAAAGGATTAACACACATTGGTTCATTCAGAACAGAACATGCAGCAAAAAAGATTGCTTCATATATGGGAACAGGGATGTATAATTTGATTTGTCGGGATGGATTTAAATTTCATTCATCTTTTAGGGTTGCTACTTCTTAGCGGCCCATCTATAAACAATTATTTAATCATATAAAACACTTATCATGTCGAAACAAACCTATCAACAAGCAGTTGAAAAAGTAGTTAACTTTTGGATTGAAAAAAGTTTTAAAACATTATTTAATCAAAACAATGGGGATGACACACCAAGTGGTGGTGTAACTTTTGCTTTAATGAATCTTGTTTCATCTTCTGTAATGGAATCAGTTAATGATGAAAAGATTGAAAAGTTTAAAACTTTCTTAACACAATCTTTATTGGAAATAGAACATCAGCACAGAGGTAATGCAACGCTTTATAATGATTATCATCCTGAACCATTATTGGCGAAAGCTGCAGAACATGCAGAAATAGACACTGCATGTTTCCCTTGTAAAACCTGCAGTTGGATTGATGAAAACAATGTTGCAACTGCATCATATCAGTATGGCGGTTCAATTCAAACACTTTAAGCTATGAAACAAGGAATAAGCATTGAATTAAATAACGTGAATTCAATATTTGAAGAAGCAATAGAACATGGTATTCTTTCTTCGGTTGAAAATGATGAAAACTATGTTGGCATGTTTATGTACATGTACACGAAAGATGAGACAGGCACCCATTTTTTCAAGCACAAAGAAACTAGAAAATATGGATTTGATAAATCATCAATAATTGATGCATGTAAAACATGTTAGGATATTTAACCCAACACGTGTTGATTATGAATTAATACCATTAAACAAATGAGAAAAATATTATTCAGAGGTAAGGACCTTGAAACCGGAGAATGGAGGTTTGGAAATTTAATACTAACCAATAAAGGCAAAGATGCATCCATTGGTGCTCAATATCCAGATTTGGAAACATCTGCATTTTTCACTTATGATGTAGATCCAGAAACCGTTTGTCAATCAACAGAAATGTATGATGGCACAAAATGGGATGATTTAACATCTTCTGAACAGTCTGATGAAAGTTTTGAATGTTGTGGTGGTGATCATTATGCAGGTATAAGAACGGCTGAAATACATTGGAATGGTAGATTGATTTTTGATGGTGACATTGTAAAGGTTTCAAGCAGTTGTGCATGTATGGCTGAAAAAGGAATTTTTATTGTGAAAATAATGATAGAACATGATTTTGCTGGTTTTGCTCTAGTGTCTGATTATAAACAAAACTATGAAACATATCCAATGTGTGGTTGTGATCAATCCCACTATAAAAAAATTGGTAATATATTTGATAATCCTGATATACTAAACAATCATGAATTGGACTGAATTAAAAGAATTTTGTAATTCATTAGATGAAGCGCAATTAAAAAAGAAGGTCATACTATGGAGAGAAGATGAAGCTATTTCTGATATTGATTCCATGAAGCTTGAAGAAGATCATTATATTAATCCAGATATGCATGAAGAAGGTTGTTATCCAGAAAGCGAAGCATTGGAACCAATTGATCAATTGAAAAAGGTTTATAAAAAGGGTGATCCAATACTTTGGGAAATATTTTAAATAGTTTAGAAAATGAAAAAGACAGTCAAACGTGACTAACTCCACGCTATTATTAATCTTAATAATGGAAAGATTCAGAACCTTCTGTGGAGCTGTGGCCCTGATGCAATGCATTGGGGCTTTTTTGTATTTCATAATCAAAAAGTTGTAAATTTGATGCATGTCAAGAAATATAATTAATATCAATTCAGATGATTTTGTTTTACTTGCCAACAGGCTTGAAAGAATAGGACGCGCTGAACTTCCTGTTGTTGTTAGGAGCACATTAAATGAAATGGCATTTAAAATGAAAGGTTCAGGTGGCAAACGTGGTCAAATAGACAAAAGAGCAGAACAAGATTTTGACTATAGAAGAAACAGAACACTATTTAAAGTTCTAACAGGTGTTGATAAGGCCAAAGGATTAGACATTGGAAAAATGAAATCAGAATCAGGTATTATTGAAAAATCTGGATTAACTAAAGTTGCTGAAGGATTAGCAGACCAACAAACAGGAGGGACAACACCACAAAAGGCAACACCATTGACAGGATCAAGGACCGGGCGCAGCGTTTCAAAACGTGTAAGAAAACCATCAAGACTTCAAAATCTTAATTCCATGGATTTAAGGCATAGAAGGAAAGGACGTTTTATTGCTTCAGCTGACAGGGCATTTGTAACAAATAGAACTGTTATAATATCAGGCAGGGGTGGAACTGGTATTGTTGCCAGGATAAGAAGAATCAACAGATCCGAACGCGGAAAAGTAAAAATAAGAATGGATTGGTTGTATAGGCTTAATGATAATGGTCAGGTTGCGTTGAAAACAAAAAGACCATTTGTTAACAGAGCAGCCCAGGAAGTAATGAAATCAATGCCAAATGAATTTATAAGACAAGCAAACAAACGCATACAAAAAGCAATGAAAAAATGAAAAAGATATTCCAAACAGTAATTGATAAAACAAAAGGGAATTGCACACAAGCTGCAATTGCATCATTATTTGAATTAGAACTAAATGATGTTCCAAACTTTATTGAAATGGAAAATTCAAAATGGTATTTAGAATTTATGGCATTCTTCGTAGAGCAAGGATACAATACCCCAACACCATTTAATATAAATTCACACAGTTTTTCAAAAGAAGAAAAATTAAGAATATTAAAACATGATCAAGGGGTTAAAGGTTATTTTTATGCATCAGTACCTAGCCAAACTTACAAAGGAGTAACCCACGCAGTTATAATTGATCAAGAAATGAATGTTGTACACGATCCAAATCCAAATCAACTTGCACTAAAATTGAAGCCTGAAGACATATTGGAAGTTGATGTAATAAAGGATGATTGGCACATAAATACTGAAGGTGAATTTATAATCGAAAATAGATAATCATGAGTTGGTTGGATAGAATAAACAACATTAAGTTGAAAGTTGTAACAGGTGATGGTTCAGAATTCACACCACTTTACAAAAATGCATCCAGGAATAGAGACATGAATGCAAGTGTATTTAATTTCAATGAAATTGAAGGGTCATTGGTAAGAAGGGGCAAAGCATCATCAATGGTTTATCCTTTTGAATTCCACTTTACAGGTGATGATCATATTGAAGAATCAGAAAGATTTAACAAAGCATCATTAGACACTAGACCATGGACCATGACACATACAGTATATGGTGATATATTGGTTCAGCCCGCAAAATTAAACTTTGATGATTCAAAACAGAATGATACGATTGTCACCGGTGAATTATTTGAAACAATACGTGATTCTTTTCCTGATTCATCAATTGATGTTAAGTCAGCAGTTTTGAAAGCTGTTGAAATATCCATTGATAACATGGTTGAAAACTTCGGAACAATTGAAGCTGTAACACCTGCACTTGTTTCAAAAGCAGCAATTACAACAAATCAGATAACACAGAAGTACAAATTGGCAGCAATAACTGATATTGATTTGCAGACCGTTCAAAACAAATCAAATGAAGCATTGGCCGCACTAAACAATATTACACAGGATCCATTAACATACATGCGTAAATTGGCAGAATTAGCACGCACGCCGGCAAAGTTCTATGCACGTGTACAAGATCGGATTGTAACATTGGACGAAGCCTATCAAGATTATAAATTAGCAATTGGTGCAGAATCTACAGTGCAGAATAAATTATTGTTTGAATCGGTTACAGGTGTTTTAATATCTGCTATAGCTGAAACTTCAGTTGTCGAAACACAAGAAATTGCAGATGATCAATTCATTGAAGACAATACTATTGTGGATTACAGTACAAGGTCAGATGTTTTAAATGTTGCTGATTCAGTGAAAAACAGTTTGGATGATTATACAAACACACTTGGAAGCTTTCAAAGTGATGTAGATGCAACGCCGGACAGCTATACGCCAAAACAAAAATCATTGAATTCAGCAAAAGATGCAGTTAACAAATCAACCGGGCAATTATTACAGATAGCAGTTCAAACAAAACAGGAAAGAAAATACACTATTCAATATCCAATTGGACTTGTAATGCTAGTGCATAGATTATTGGGAACAACGGATGATCAAACAATCAGAGATTTTGCAGAAAACAATCAAATAACAATGGATGAGTGGTTGCAATTACCACCGTCACGTGAAGTAATTTATTTTTTATGATTGAACTAAAAGTAAATGGAAAGGATTTTAAGCACTTCAGCGGTGTTGATGTTAATCTAGGTATTAACACAATTGCATCAACATTTAACTTTAGTGGCGTATTCAATATCGATGATTCGACATTAAAAAGCACATTCAAACCATTATCATATAATTCATGTGAAATTTGGATTGTAGACCAGGACAAAGGAATCAGAGAAAAGATAATAACAGGTACAATATTAAATCCTGCATTATCAACACAAAGAAAAATTAAACTGACAGGTTTATCCGGATACTCAAAAACAGGCGTATTGGAAGATTCAACGATACCACAAGAACTATATCCATTGCAGTTTGATGGGTTGGGATTGGATGCAATTACAAAAAAGATTTGTGATTACTTTGGTATTCAACTATTCATCTTTGACAATGCAAAAGCAGATGCAGCAAAAGTGTTTGAAAAAACAAAAGCAGAACCAGGTGAAACGGTTAAGGCATTTTTATCTAAAATAGCAAGGGATAGAAATATCACAATATCACATGATAACTTGGGCCGTTTGTTATTGTACAGGATATTGAACCAAACACCACCAAAGATAAAAATCAATGAAAATGATTTTGGTGTTAATAGAATTTCATTTACTCCAAATGCACAGGCAATGCATTCAAGTATAACAGTAATAAAACAAGCATCAACAAAAGATCAGAACGAAGGAAAAGCAACAGTTGAAAGCCCATTTGTTAAAGGCATAAAAAGACCATTAACAAAAATGTTATCACATGGATCAGGAACTGATACGGTAAAGGCTGCAAATGCAATCGCAAGTTCAGAAGCAAAAAACCTTCCAATCACAATAGAGCTCGAAGGGTGGACATTCCAAAACAAAATTGTTAGAGCCGGGTTTTACATTGAATTAACCGCACCATCAATTTTTATTCAAACAACAAAGCTTGTATTGGAAAAGGTCAACTACAAAGCAGATCCGAAAAAGGGAAAAACATTAACATTAACTGCAGTATTACCTTGTGTGTACACTGGTGAATTACCTGCAAAAAATCCATTCGTATGAAACTATCATGGATTAACAGTACTTCTTTAAAAGAAGGATACAGGATGATAAAATCAAGCATAACAAAAGGTCTTGTAAATACCACAAAGGTGTCACATCCATTTGGCTTTGATTCAAATCCTACTGAAAACTACATGGCTATCATTGCAGAAACACAAAGCAATGATGAACCTGTAATTGTTGGATATTTAAACCCACGTGCAATTGAAGCCTTATCACCTGGTGATTCTGCACTATACTCAACAGATGCCAATGGAAATATTATTGCATCAATCGTAATGCGGAATAATGGCACTGCAGAACTATTGGGAACAGGTGATAATGCAGTCAGATTTGCACCGCTTGATTCAGGATTACAAGACTTTAAAACTGGCATACAGCAAGAACTAACTAAAATTCAAGTGGCAATTGCAGGTGTGGGTGGGGCCTATACACCTGGAACATTAACGGTTGATATTAATGGGGCAAAGATTGATGAAATAAAGACAACACCAGAGCCAACAGAAGAAGAATAAATCAAGTCATTATAACCATGAGATAAAAAGGTGTAATTATATAATATATAAATTACACCTTTTTGTTTCTTCAATAATTAATAATTTATACATTTGCTGGAAACAATATAGACTATGTTATCAAATGCTATTATTATTCAACCAGTGACAGACCCGTTTAATGTTGATTTGTATTCAAATTTAAAATTGACTTGCGATATAATGGGATGGTCCTATCATTATTTGAAAAGACAAAAACTACCATTTAGATACAAGGAATATTATATACAAAAACAAACAGTGCAAAAAATAAAATAAGGAGGCTAACTATGATTAATGCAATACTAAATTTCTTAATGAATATGTACGGCTACATAAGATCGTTGTGCATAATGATTTTAATACCCGAAAAGAGCCGTTTATTTTATGGATGGAAGTGTATGTACTATGCAAAGAGATATGCAGCCAAACGGCACAAGAATTGGTCAGATCAATATGATCAGAAAGGAAAGCATCAAGGCGTGTTTGATCTTACAGCAGATGGTGATGATAACAAAACATTCATGGTGTTGTCTGCACTTGAAATCAAGTACTATAAGAAGCGCAAGATGATACACAACCAGCAGTCATTTAATAAGATATTCAAGCGCGAAAGCATATGGAATACATTGAATCAGTGACGCGCGCGCGGCCCATATATAACCCTCTTATGATGGCGAAGCCATTAATTTTTTTTAAAAAGCAGGGGGATCAAGTGCGTAGGTACTCCTGAGAGCGTGCATTATAGCGTAGTATGTTGCGAAT